GTCTTCTCGTGTTGTGACAATGTTTTGCCGTTGTGGTTCTTGTTCCTGTGTGGTATTTGGTAGCGATGTGGTTGACGAAATAATGTCATCAAGGTCACGCAAAATTGGTTGCTCGTATACGCCGGGTGTTGCTAGTTCCCCGCGCTCTGTTCCGAGGTCTAGCATTGCGAGTTCAAACTCATCCCAGCCGAGGTCTTCAAGTAGGTCGCCGAAATCATCAATGATGTATTCCATTGCGGCATGCAGCAGTGAATCGTCGGTATGTCCAAGTTCATTAGTTCGGTTGTCGGCAATTGCGAAAGCCATGGCTCGCGAATCGTCGGCGTCCATTTCAACTACGGCGATGTGTGTCCATCCCAGTCGGCGTGCTGCTTCCAGTTGATGATTTCCCGCAATCACGGTTGATGTTCCGTCATTGTTTGGGCGAACGACGATTGGACGAACTTGTCCGAACTCTTCGTAGGACGCGGCGATGGCATCAATGTTTCCGACTCGGGGGTTTCCTTGTAGGTGCACCAGAGTTTCTACTGGACAAGCAAGTGAGGCGATTGATTCGTGGATGTTGTGGTTCATTTGCTCTTCCGTTTTTTCACTTTGTAACCTTGCTGCTTGAGTTCGCTAAGTATGTGTTCGGGTAGTCCGTACCAAATGACGACACCTTTTGAGACGAGAGCAAGGGCGATGGCACGTTCTTTGGGGTTGTCTGGGAGTGGGTGTAGGTTTACATTTGTACTTGTGTTCGGACGTTGGCGTTCAATGTCCGCAGAGCGTCTATTGATGTCCGTAACGAAATTAACTTCTCGCGTTTGGCTTTCACTAACGCTTCTGCGATTTTGTAGTCGTAGGAGTCGTCTGAGAGTTTGTAGTCCGACCATGCTTCCCTTTCTCTGATGGAACCTTTTGCTGAAAGGTATTCCTTTGCCCAATTAGATTTATACAGTGCTTCTTTTTTTGCACAGTCTTCGGCTAGCGTTTCAAAAGTTTCTGTTTCTTCTTCAAGAATATCCATTAGGCGAATGAGTTCATTTTCAATATCAACTTGGCTAATAGGTTTAGAGCGCACGGTTCTCCTTCGTGGTTTGAATGGATGTTAACGCGCCCCAATCTACCTTGTCAAGGGCTGATAATTGTGCGGCAGACCATGTGTAATCCGAAATACCGATACGAGTTCTGCACATTTCTTCAAGAATCCATGCGTCGCACATGTCGTCGGCTCCCTTGCCAGAAAAGACGAGCCCTGTTTTAGCAGATATTGATGACATCACCTCGGTTTTTGCAGCGTTACCCCGTCCTGTTGCGAACTTGGCGCGACATGTTGGTGGTATGTCAACGTACGGGATGTTTCTTTCCCAGAGGCGAGTTCTGACAACACCACCTAGTTCACCAATGCTATGGGCTTGGCTATTACGTGAGGCGAACGAATAGCCCTCAATTGCTACAAGTTGGATGCTGTTATCAATAACTGCGTCTAGTACGGCTAGCGAAATAATGGACAGTCGTTCTGGTCCTTTAGCGGGTGTTGTGATAGTTCCAGTTTTCCCGTTGGCGGATATGCCAGTAGATGTTAAAGACAGGTCAACTCCAAGAATGTTCATCGTAGCAACCTATCATTAGTGGTGTAGAATATGTAGGAACCACCTTAGGAGAGATATGTCTGGAATTACGCCCCCATCAATCGTCAATTATGAATGGGTAGTTAGGGATTCTGACCCTTCTTTCTTAAATGTGTCTTTCCCGTTCCGCGTAAAGATTGAGTCAATCTGGTTCACTACACAACAGAATTATGGCGCGACTAACGGGCTTTGGGGTACTAGCGAAGGTGGCATCGTGGATATTGAGACAACCGAAAGACAACTGTCTTTGTCGGTAACGAAGTCCAAGAACACCAAGACACAGTATTCCCCCTATGACAACCCAACAGAATTTATGTATGCATTTCAAAATGTTGGATATGACGACAGCGTTGACGAAACACTGAAGCCAACAATGTGGCTCGGGAGCCCAGACCTCGCAGCAGGGCGAATTGGCGCATTTTCTTCAGCAAGCGGTATAGTTGGAAGTCAATTGAGCCTTCGTAGCACTGCTGTAGCACCTATTGAGAAGGGGTACGCTTTCAACTCAAGTTGGTCATATAACGAAACTTTGTGGAATGAACGGGCATACCTCGCCGATGTTGCCGTCATGAACACTGACGAATTCCTTCAAATTTTCCCTTATGCGTCTGGCGCTGATGGTGACTGGACAGGTTACGCAGACGACGCAGTAGTCACAATCTCAATCGCTTATAGCGGTCTTGCTAATGAGACTGCAGTTTCTGCTCCAGCGAAACCTTGGACAGCATGGTGGAACGACTAGTCTTGCCGAATGGCAATGAAAATGGTCTGGTTCTGGAAGGGACCGCAACTAAACGATAAATGGTCAGTAGTAGCAAACTACGCTACTAATGAGCATCCCATCCCATCTACTGTTGAAGCAGATGACTGCCCAACAGAAGCAGAACCTTTATCTTTCTGCATGTTAGACGACAATGGGAACTTGGTCGTAAGGCTCATGGGCGAGCAATTTTCTGCCGCACCAGACATGTGGTTTGTTGTAGAGGAAAAAACCACCCCTACTGACATGGTGACAGTTCACGCCATGACTGGCGGGGCATTCCCTAATGGGACAGTGGTGACTGTTAAGGATATCAGAAACTTCAGTTTAAAGGCATCTGACCGTGTTGGGTTTCTGACGTGGTTTAGAGAAGACTCACGGATTCAGCAAATTTCCGTATCAGAAAATTGGCGTCGCATGCGAATAAGTACAACATTGTTTGGGGTGGCGGACATAATAATAGTGTCTGGCAATTACGGACAGTACTTGAATGGTGGAGACATCACAACAGATGATGGAGAAAAACTACGAAAAGCGTGGGGCGCTTCATCAAGGGTGAACCGTCGTATCGGGAGCGTTGAAATCTAGGATTCGTAACCGTGTTTAGCCAGACCTAAGTCAAATGCCAGTTGAGGGTTGTTCCCAATTCGCGTGTGGCATGGTCTGCACACGCACATAAGGTTTGATTCGTCAAGAATTGAACCCCCTTGTGAGCGGCGCACTAACTCATGGACATCCATGGAGGCGTTTCGGCGGTATACAGGTTTCTCGTCATGTTCTGCGAATACAGGGCACGCTTCACATAGTGGACGTTCTTCCAAGAGGCGAGCCACCAATGGGCGGCGTAGTCTGTATTCCGCTTCCTTTTTTGGGGAACGGTAGCGCATCAGTGCGTATTGCTACGGCGATACGATTTCGGGTTTTCGGTGAAATCTTTTTTGCCGCATTGAAGACAGGTTTTGCCCCAAGGGTAGAACCGAGTCATGTTGGTCGGGTGCTGACAATCCAAAAGTTGAGTGGCTGCAGTATTGCAGCATTCACGAACAAATTCCGACATGGAAATGCCCTGCTTTTCTGCGGCATCCTTCCAACGCTGATGGTCTGCTTCAGAGGCACGTACGAGTACTTGTTTTGCCGCTGGCTCACCAGGCTTTGAGCCCGTGTTGGTTGAGCGCGTCATGTCTAATGTTTCGGCAACTTTATCCATTGCTGCCTCAACATTGTCTGGCGTTTCTTTACTCATTTTCAATTACCTCTGCATCAATTGGTTGATTAAATTCGGCACTATTCAACATTCGTTTATTGGATGTGTCTGAGCCTAGTATTTCGTTGATGGTATCTTCTGGCAATACGCCAGATTCCCCCATTAGTTGAAGAAGTTTTCTTACTTCTTCTTCTGGATTAAAGGCGTTCAAGGCTGCTGGTCGTTCAGCGCCTGCGAGTGTCGCGCGGATTGGGCTGTTCCCAACACTGTTGATATCCATTTGGATATTTACGTTGTTTTGTTCCATGCCAAGTAACTTGGAACGCCTATCCATGATTGAAAGGGCGGTCTGTACTGCCTTCATATCTGGCTCTACTGCCACTTCTGTTCCATCGTCCATTTTGACTCTACGGTGTTGGGTGAGTGGCCAGATTGCTGCTTGGAGAGCGTCCAAGCGTTCTAGTTCCATTCGGAGAACTTCAGGGTAAGCCATTAGGGCTTCTGAGTTCATCTTCTGTAGTTGACGGCGAATTGCGCTTCCAACAGCACTAGTCGTCATGTTGAAGCGACGGGCAATTTCTGCTTGCGTCACCCCGCTTTGACGCATTTTGAAAATGCGCAAATCCCGTTCTGCAAGGAACTCTTTATTTAGACCTTGTTGGGAGTTTGTCATCAGTCAACCTTCATAAATTCCAACACTTCAAATGGGAATATTTTGCCTCTTCTCATCTTAGTTGGAAATTGACGCAAATCTCGCGCCCCACGGAAATGCTTGACGTCGTAAACGTAGCCTTCTGTTGATGTCGGGTCTGGGGTTAAAGAGAGACCGAATTCTGGCCAGCGTGACCATACTGCTGAACCGAATGGGCGAAGGTCGCGTCCACCGATTGATGAACCAAGTGGCGCGTGGTGTTCTAGCCACATGGCGCAACCGTATACATCGCGTAAAGTGTCAAGATATTTAGCGACTTCAATTGCAACGCTTTCGCTGGTTCTTCCGCCGGGGTCAATGAAAGACTTATAGAGCGGTCCCATGATTAGCAACTGGGGCTTTGCCTGCTCAATCGCTTCCTCAAGAATCGCCCTGTCTGACGCCTTGAGTAAATCCAGTCCTGCTGGCTTGATTAATAGTTGAGCGTCCGCCTTTCGCACGTGTCCATAATGTAGTGCTGCCCCCATGATTTGCTTTGAGGTACGACGGATGATGCGCTCAGGGTTTTCTAGGTCAACAGTCAGAGTGCGAATCGGAGCAATTTTAGACATGGTGAATGGGTGCAACCCTGCCGCAGAACAAAGAGCAATCTGACGCGCGAGCATCGTCTTGCCAACACCTTCGGCTGCAACAACAATTACTCTTTCGCCCTTTTCAATAAGTTGCGGAATTACCCAATCGTATGCATCAGATTCTGTTTCCTCAAGAAAATCTTGCCAAACAACAAGACGACCTTTGTCTCCGAGTTCTTGCCTATTCGTGGAATTGAGCAGAAGTGACGCACGATTAAGTTTCTGTTCTAATGAAATATCCCCTCGTGTAAGAATTGCTTCAATACCCCGAAGAATCTCGCCAGATGTGTCAGGCGCCTGACTATCGGGTTCTTGTTCGTGTGCAACTTCTGGTGGTGCTTCTGCTGGTTGCTCTGGTTCGTTGAATTCCAGTA